GTCGTACATCTCTCGTGAAATATTTAAAGTAGATCCTGAGTACATCGCCTCGTCATCAGCTCGAAAGCTCTGTGGAATAAAGATGAAAAGAACATCAATCGCAGGCATGAGCGGAAAAGAGCAGGTTTTCAAGTACATGTCGGAACATGACCTAAAGCACGTCACTTGGCCAACAAAGAAAAACGGTGCAATGGTTGATTGGTCTAGAGACGCAACTGATAGTTATTGTGTAGCGAAGGCAGCATGCATACTATCACAAAAGAAAGACTGAGAAAAACGTTTAGAATTTACTGAAAGAAAAAAGAAAAACTTGATCAAAAAGAAGAGTTGAAAAATTGATGACCTGCGATTTACGATACCATTGTGGTCCAAAGTCTAACGGACAAGATTAAATTCTTTGAATCAATATTCGGCCGTGGTCGAATATCAGGAAATGGCATCAACTTCGACGTCAGGTGTCCGATCTGCTCACCGACAGATCCAACAAAAAAGAAGCTATCAATTAGAACAGACAATGATTTTAACCATTGTTGGGTATGCGGCTGGAAGGCCCGCAGTCTTTTACCGCTTCTAAAGAAGTACGGTTCACAAGATCAAATCAGTGTCTATAAGAAATTGCTGGGTGCCAATGACAGAAATGATTTAATCACAGCTGAAGTAGAAGAGACAAAAAAAATAGAATTACCAAGAGACTTTTGTCTTCTTTCGCTCGGAAACTCAAATGACCCAGATGTTAGAGCGCTTTGGAGATACGTGCACGGCAGAGGATTAGAGGAGAAAGATGCATGGTACTTTAAATTTGGATTCTCAAATGATCCACGCTGGAAGAGGAGAGTTCTAATGCCGTCTTTTGACAGCAAAGGAAGTCTTAATTACTTTGTTGCCCGTGCAGTAGATTCTACCAGAAAACCAAAATATGACAATCCCGACGTTGACAAGAATCCCATCGTCTTCAATGAGATCAATATAGACTGGTCCAGAAGACTAGTTCTATGTGAAGGACCTTTTGATTTAGTTAAGTGTCCTGAAAATTCAACAGCTATGCTAGGTTCTGATCTTGATGAGCGACATGAACTTTTTAACAAAATTCTATTGCACAACACACCGATTGCGCTGGCAATGGATGGTGACATGTGGGATTCTAAGATGCCCAAGTTAGTCAAGAAGCTTCAAGAATATGATGTCGATGTCGTAGTCGTAGACGTTAGACAATGGGGTGATCCTGGAAATATGTCCAAAGAACAGTTTCTAGAGGCTTTAGACGTAGCCCGGCCGTTTAGCTGGAGTGATATGTTTTCTAACAAGCTAAACAAAGCGCTCACTTCTAGTTTACGAATTTAGCAAATTTGAACATTATTGTAACTTAAGTAAAAGATTGATAGAATGGTTAAAATAGCCCATACCGCAGATGTGCACTGGCGCGGGTTAAGCCGGCACGATGAGTACAGACAGGTCTTTAAGTTCTTTGCTGAAGATTGTAAGAAGAATAAAGTAGACCACATTTTTGTCGGCGGAGACATCTTTCATACCAAGACAACAGGCATCTCACCAGAGTACATTGAGCAGCTGACATGGTGGCTAGAGACTTTAGTTAAAATTGCCCCTGTTCACTTGACGCTCGGCAATCATGACGGCAATTTGACTAATCTGTCTAGACAGGATGCTGTATCACCTATTGTTCAAGCTATAAATAATCCCAATATCACGCTCTATAAAAAGAGCGGTGTTTATGAGTTCCACCCAGGATACAATTGGTGCGTTTATTCTTTGTTCGACGAAGAAGGATGGAAAGACGTCAAACCAGAGCCGGGCAAGATTAACATAGCTTGTTATCACGGGGCTGTTTTAGGATGTGTGACAGAGTCAGGATGGGAGATTGATGAGTCTCACATCAAGGTTGAGTTTTTTAATGATTATCCTTTTGCTTTTCTTGGTGACATTCATCAGATGCAGTATCTCGGGTATAGAGAAACTTCTGATGGTAAAAAGAAACCATGGATAGCCTTTCCAGGTACTCCGGTACAGCAGAACTATGCTGAAGAATTGAAACATGGCTATCTTCTGTGGAACATTAAGTCTCAGGACGATTGGGACATTGCTTTTAAAAAGCTTCCTAATCCACGACCTTTTGTGACTGTTAGTTGGAATGGTTCTCAAAAAGATTTTTTGAAGGAAGCTTCGCAATATCCCAAACAATCGCGCTTTAGAATTAAATCTTCTAATGCTCTCAGTCAAGACGATGTCAATTTTTTCAATCAGACGTTAAAGAGTCTGTATGATGCTACAGAAGTAACTTTCAAATCCGAGTACAAAGCAGAGAGCGAGACGATCAAGGCCGGCAGCACAATTATCGCTAAGTCGGATTTAACATCCCCTGATGTAATCTTAACGCTCATTCAAACATACTGCAAAGAGAACGGAGTGTCTGATGTTAACTGGGATAGCTTGACAACTCAAACCAAGAAATATCTTTCGACAGCTTCATCTTCAGACGATCAATCGAGGGGATCAAAGTGGTCCCTAAGGCATCTCAAGTGGGATAATACTTTCGCCTACGGTGAAGATAACGAAATAGATTTTTCTAAGCTTAATGGCATAGTAGGAATATTCGGTTCTAATAGAATCGGTAAGTCTTCCATCGTTGGAACTTTAATGTACAACCTTTTCAATACGACCGACAGAGGCTCAATAAAGAATCTTCACGTTTGCAATATCAGAAAACATCATTGTTGCGCACGTTCAATTTTTGACCACAACGGAAATGTTTACGTAGCAGAGCGTCAAACCACAAAATCAACTAATAAGCGAGGCGTGGTAAGTGCTACAACTTCTCTGAACTTTTTTAAGATGCAAGAAGATGGAGAGTTAGAGGATCTATGCGGTGATCTCAGAACAGATACAGAGAAAGTCATTCGATCTCTAATTGGTGCACATGAAGATTTTTCTATTACTTCTCTATCAGCGCAGGGGGATATTAATGCATTTATTTCACAAGGATCGACTAAACGCAGGGCATTTTTATCTAAATTCTTAGGACTCGATGTCTTCGACAAGATGGCAGATTTAGCCAACAAAGATCTCAATGGTTTAAAGGCGCAGCTGAAGAACTACCCAGACAAGAACTGGAATGAATTAAAGAAGAAACACGCAGAGCTTGTAGCTACGTTAAGAGAGCAAGTTGAAGAAATAGCGCTGATAAATGCCCAGCGTCAGTCTGACATATCTGACTTAAAAACTGAACTTGGATCACACAAAGATTTTAAGATTGTGACGACATTTGATGTACAGACTCAAGAAAAGAGAGTTGCATCTTTAACTAAGTCTTGCGACGACTGCACATCAAAGATAGAAGTTCTGACAAATGACATCAAAATTCTTAAAGATAAATTGATCATAGTACAGCAGATTGAAGAATCAGATGATATTTTGGATCTAAAGAAACAACTTTCAAACATCTGTGAGCTTGAGCGCAAATTGACTGATCTGAAGCACAGTCACGACAAAGAAGACACGCAGCTAAAGTCCTACCAAAAATCTCTTAAGATCTTGGACGAAGTTCCTTGCGGTGACGAATATGCCTCTTGCAAATTCATAAAGGATGCCTATCAAAATAAGGAAAAGCTTGTGTCTCAAGACAGGAAGACAAAAGATGCTTTAAGGCAACTTGAAGATCTTAATAAAAAGCTCGCGTTTCTTAACAAAGACAACATTGCAACAAGGATAGACAAATTAGAAAAAGCTGTCACTCTGTCTGCAAAGATAAAACTAGAGATCTCCAAGAAAGAAACTGAAATAGCACAATCACAATCTTCTTGTGATGACATGTCCGAGAGCCTAAAAGAAGCGCAGACCAAGCTTAATGATCTGCAAGAAGCTTTAAAAAATCACGAAAATACAGAAGTTGTTTCCATCAGGACAAAAATAGAAGAATTATCTAGACTTATTAAAGCGTCAGACGATACTAGAATTAATCTTGCTACCCAAAAAGGAAAACTACTATCTGACGTTGAGAAGCTTGATAACGAAAAATCCGTAAGAGACACGATCCTGAGAGACATGAAGGCGTACGAGATTATCTCAGGTGCCTTTTCTAAGAAAGGAATTCCCCTAATCATCACGCGATCTCAAATTCCTGCTATCAACGCAGAGATCGCTAAGATTCTGCATGGTATTGTAGATTTTCAAGTTGAACTAGAGAATGATGATGACTCAGATGCTTCTGAGATTTACATTAACTACGGCGATTCTAGACGGATCATTGAGCTCTGCAGCGGAATGGAGAAGACCATTGCATCCATCGCGCTGAGAGTGGCTCTTGTCAATGTGTCTTCTATGCCAAAGTGCGATATGTTCATTATTGACGAAGGATTCGGAACATTAGACGACGCAGGAGTTGAAGCCTGCAATCGACTATTGACTAGTTTAAAAAAATTCTTTAGATTAATTTTGGTCATTACACACGTCGACGGTATAAAGGATGTTGCCGATCACATTCTAGAAATAACGAAGAATGAAAAGGATTCAAAGATAGTGTTTGCATGAACAACTGGAAACCATATCCAAACAACAGACAGATATTAGAGCACCCTGAGGGTTTTTATATCATTAAAGAAAATGATCTAAGCGACGATAATACTTCTATCTTCTGCTTGCTGTGCGAAAAGATAATGTTTTCATTTTATGATGAAGAAGCATTTAATAAATTTGAGTGCTGCGACACATGTGCAAGCAAATTTATTTACCCTAGAATGAGTGAATGGAAAGAGGGCTGGCGTCCCACCAAAGAATATGTCATGTCTAAATTAAATTCTTGACATACCTATTTAATTCAGATTAGTGAGATCAATATATGGCCAATACGATAGACTACAATGCTTTGGGTCAAATTTTAGATAATACATGGGGAAAAACCTCCACACCAAAAACTGCATCCTATGCTGTAAATTTTTCTTATGCAGGCAACATGTTGTCAGCTACGTTTAACTGCATAATGAATTTTTCAACGCACGGTGATGCCATCATGGTAAAAAAGATCACAGCTAATGATGCTGATGAGCTGGTCAAGAGATACATAAAATCCCTAAAAGAGCGATACAAAGAGCTCACCGGTCAAGCGCTGACTCTCAAAGAGATTGATTCTGCTGATTCTGTAGAGATGATTGGTGGCGGTTACCACCACACTGCAAAAAGGACAGCTTACTACAGAAAAACTTTTAAATTTGACATGTCATGACCAAGCCAGTAAGTCCTAGTAGGCAGCAGCAAGTAGCTGAAATTTTAAAGTGCGGCAAGGACCCTGTGTATTTCATGAAGGAATACACGAAGATACAGCATCCTGTCAGAGGACTCATTCCATTTGAAACTTATGATTTTCAGGATGACTGTGTCAAGCAATTTCAAGATCATAGGTTTAACATAGTCTTAAAATCCCGACAGCTTGGTTTGTCTACTGTCACTGCTGCATATTCTCTTTGGATGGCTCTTTTCAAGAAAGATAAGAATATCTTAGTAATTGCAACTAAGCTTCCTACAGCGATGAACTTCATCAAGAAGGTGAAGACCATGCTGGATTCTTTACCTCCCTGGCTCTTGCTGACTAAGCATGAGCCAACAAAGCAGGCTATTAGATTTACCAATGGATCGACTATAACAGCCGTTCCTACGTCACCTGACGCAGGTCGTTCTGAAGCACTAGCACTACTCATCGTCGATGAGGCAGCTTTTATTAGAGATTTTGATGACATCTGGACCGGTCTTTATCCTACACTATCTACGGGTGGAAGTGCTGTCATTCTTTCAACTCCGAATGGTGTCGGTGGTCAGTACTATAAGCTGTGGACCGAAGCGGAGTCAGGTGTCAATGCATTTAATCCCATTAGACTGCCATGGGATGTGCACCCTGATCACGATCAAGCGTGGTTCGATAAAGAGACCAAGAATTTACCGCGTCGAAAGGTTTCACAAGAGTTCTTGTGCGACTTCATAACGTCCGGTGATACTTTCTTACAGCCTACCGAGCTTGATCGAATGAGAGACATGATTAGGCAGCCGATACTCAAAGAAGGTCCGCAG